ATTGTAATTATTCCACAGTAGCTCAGTGGTAGAGCTATCGGCTGTTAACCGATCGGTCGTAGGTTCGAGTCCTACCTGTGGAGCCATATGGCCCCGTGGTCAAGCGGTTAAGACACCGCCCTTTCACGGCGGTAACACGGGTTCGAGTCCCGTCGGGGTCATACAAACAGAAGTGAAATATCGCTTCTGTTTTTTTATATGGAGAGTTGTCCGAGCTGGCCGAAGGAGCACGCCTGGAAAGTGTGTAGGCGCCACAAGCGTCTCGAGGGTTCGAATCCCTCACTCTCCGCTATTTACATAATTTGAGCTTTCTTGAAACACCGTAATCCTTGATATAATAAGGTTTCGGTGTTTTTACTTTATATAGTCTTTCACAAAAAATGTCATCCCCATGTCAAATTGGCGTAAAAAATAATAAAACCATGTCAAAATTAAGGTTTCGTTGACATGAAATCTCTGTATCACATGTGGCGCAAGGCTTCTAGCGTTTTGCTTTCTTCTTGCTTTTGACTTTCTTCTAATAAATGACTATATGTCGATAGGGTAGTAGTTATATCTGCATGTCCTAATCGTTTTGAAATATAATATATTGATATACCTTCGTGAATTAACATTGAACAGTGTGTATGACGTATGGCGTGCAATGTATAATTACCTATCTTATTATTTAAACAGAAACGTTGTAACACTTTAGTAACTGCATTGTGTGTAATTAACGATGCGCCTGTTCTGAATATATCTCCATCTAAATTAATAGGGAAGTCGTTCAATACTTGTCTAACATGTTTGATGTCTTCACGTGATATTTTAATCACACGATCTGACGTAACATTTTTAGTACCTCTAATATGAACAGTTTCATTTTCTATATCAAAATCTTTATATCGCATTTTCTGAACTTCGCTAAATCTAGCACCAGTTACAATGGCTAAATATATAAACAGGTAGGATAGTTGGTTTTTGCTTTGTGCATATTCTTTTAACTTATAAAAATATTCTAGCTGCATAAACTTATCTTCTTCTGGTTGTTCTTTGACTGCACCTTTAATATTAACTTTGTAAGTAGGGTCTTTATAAATAATGCCCTCGTGTAATGCATCTTGAATAGCAGAGCGTAAACAATAATTTAACTTCCGTACTGATTCGGTCGTTCGTGTACTAGCGTATGAGTTGATTAATTCTTGATATTGCATCTTAGTTAAGTCTTTCAATGGTAAGTTTCCAAAATAATTTTCAAATACTTTTTTAGCATTATAATATGTGTTAACTGATTTCTGGGTTAAATAGGGTTCTTTATGAATTTCAATCCAAGACTCAAAGTATTTTACAAAGGGTGTTTTATTGTCTTGTGCAAATCCTTTATTAGCTTTTTCAAATGCATCATTCATTGCTATGGTAGCGTCTATTTTCTTTGTAAAACCTGATTTTCTATAACGTTTACCATTTATTACAAAGTCATATCTCCATTTATTCCCTTGTTTCTTGACTGTCATAGTCATTCCTCCTAAAAAAAGATAAAAATATATAGGGCATAGTAAAATGCCCGTAAAATTATTCATCATGTAAATCGTTAAATTCATAAACTAATTCATTATATTCATCCTTAGATAAACTAGGGTCTTCCATTTTTTCGTTAATAGCGTCTGATTTTTGTTCTTTTTCTAGTTCCTTAGCACGTTCTTGTTGATAGAATTCTTCCATTTCTTCCGAAGCATGTGCATCTGTTCCACCTTCAATATTTTCTCTAGCCCATTGTTCTTCGTCAATTGGTTCTTGTTGTGTAGGTTGTTCTTCAACTACAGGTGCTTGCTCTTGCGACTGAACAGGTCGTTGTTCTTGAGTATTCACTTGCTCTTGTGATTGTACAGGTTGTTCTGTAGTTTCATCTTGCGTTGCTACTTCTTCATTAGACTTATCATCTGATTTTTCTTCCTTGTCGTCCGATTCTTTATCATCATCTTTTTTCTTATCGTCTTTATTACTTTCTTTATCAGATGCTTTAGTTTCTTTCTTATCTTCCGATTTGCTTTCCTCTTGACCACATGCAGCTAATACTAAAAAACTTGCTAATAATAAAAATATTACCTTTTTCATTTCACATTCTCCTTAATAATAAATTTATATAAAAGCGCCACTAAGGACGCTATTATTAAAATGTTTTTACGCTTGCTACAACTCTACCTACAATTTTCACTTCATCATTTTTGTTATAAACTTGAGGGTAGTGATTAGGGTTATTAGATTCTGGTATTAGAATAATTTGATCGTTGTTATATCGGATTCTTTTAACCGTCCCGTTATATCCATTTATCATAACTACACCTAGCTGACCATTTTCGACGATAGAATCTTTTTCTATAACAACTACGTCGCCTTCATCGAAAACTTTATTCATACTATCACCAGATACTTTCAAACCAAATTCTTCTTTATCATCACTCAATTTTTCTTTAGAAAAGTATATGTAATCAACTAAGTTTTCTTCACTGTAGATAGGAAGTCCTGCGGATATCTGAGAAACAACCGGAATTTTCTTCACTGGTAAAGTTTCTAATGTGGTATCTTCAAAACCTAATATATCCATAGGAGACACTTTTAAAACTTTTGATAACTTTTCTATTTTATCTCTTTTCATATTCTCAATTTCGCCGTTTTCCCATTTACGAACAGTTGATTTACCAACACCGACTGCGTTTCCAACTTCTTCTAATGTTAAATTTAATGAGTTTCTTCTGCTTTTCATATTGAATTTCATTACCAACACCTCTTTCGTTATGGTTCTATTATAGCACATAAGTGTCTTTAAAAGATACTGTTATATGGAAAGTAAAAAAAAGTTTCTTAAAAATACACTTTTGTGTTGACTTATCTTTTTCGATGCTTTATTGTTATAAGTGTCCTAAACGACACACTTTTTCAGAAAGGAGGTACAACATGGATACCAACAAACTCAAGTCAAAGTTGGTGTATAACAAAATTGATCCTTCAACACTTCTGGAATCATTAAAAGGAAAAGGCATAAACATTTCCAAGTCTTCATACTATAAACGTATGCGTGGGGAAGTAGAATTTTCTTTGAGCGAAATAAGAAGTATTGCAGATATTTTAGATTTAACACCAGAAGAAATCATGGATATTTTTTTTAATTAGTAAGTGTCTTAAAAGACACAAAGGAGGTAATAAAAATTGAACGAATTACAACTAAGCGATGACTTAACAACTATTGAAACTGAAATTAAAAGTTATCAAAACATTGCTGGTCAATCGATATTCGAAATTGGTCGAAGATTAAAACATGTAAAAGAGAATGACCTTGCTCATGGGCAATTTGGGAAGTGGCTTGAAACAGTGAATCTAAATCAGAATGTTGCGAATAAAATGATGAAGATAGCTAGCACAAAAAAATTAAATTATGCGACGTCGCACAATTTGGGTATGCAAGCATTATACGAAATAGCAACTTTACCTGAACCAGAGCGTACTATAGAACACGAAACATCAAACGGTGAAACGAAAACACCAGATGAAATGACTGTTAAAGAATTGCGTGAATTAAAGAAACAACTCAAACAACGTGACGAAGAAAAATCACAACTTGAATCCCAACTCTCACAAGCACAACGTTCTGAATCAATCGCACTAAAGCAACTAGAGGACGCAGAGGATAAAGAGCCTGAAGTGATTGAGCGTTACACGGAACCAGAAGATTATCAACAAACTAAGCAAAGTCATAATCAAACACAACATCAAAAGAAACTCATGGAAGAACGCAATGCCAAGTTAGAAAAAGATATTAGAGAAATGGAAAATCGTAGAGATGAAACAGATGAAAAATCACAGAAATACGATGATTTGAATAAAGCTATTAATAGCATGAATACAAAACTCAACGAAGGACAACAGAGATTGAAAGCGCAAAAAGAAATATATGACCTTGTAAAAGGTAGTGAGAAAGTTATACGAGAAGTTGCGCCACTTTGTTATCTAGCGTTTTCAAAAGACATTATCGATAACGATTATGCAAGGGAACCAATAGAAAAAATTATCAAAGATTTAACGGACATGGCAAGTCGATTAAAAAAACAAATTAACCAAGGAGATGTTATAGATGTCTAATCAAGTAATGGAATTAAATAGAACTCAAATGGAACAAATGGTAAGTCAAGCAAATTCAGCTTTACAAATGTACGACAAAATCATTGAAGTAGAACAGCGTGTGAATAAAACCGAAAGCAGAATGAATCAGACAGCAGAAAAAACCGAAAGACGATTACACAAAATAGAGACTACTTATCCGATGTTAGATACAGAAGCAGACCGTTTGCAGTCAATAGCAACGATAAAAGCCCACCAATTTACAAGTCAGTTTTTTGGAGAAGAAGTAGCGCAAGAACTTTACATGAAGAAATTCGGTCATTTAATTAGTGGTATCTATAGATCTGTAAAAAAAGAATTTCATGTAAGAAAGTATACTTTGGTACTTCATGTAGAAGCAGAACAAGCAATCGCCTTTGTAGAAAATCTAACGCTAAAAGATTTACCGCAAAACTATAAAAGACTCACAGACAGTCAAATTGATACAGCTGCAAGACATGGTGATTATAACGTATTAGAAAAATTAGGTTAAACCAATTCGAAATATAGGAGGAAACGGAATGAAAAATTCAAATAAAGAAATAATAGAGAGTCATCAAGAATATAAAGATATTTTATATAAGCATGCAATTGAAATTTACAAAGATTGTATCAAATCTTCAGAAACTTATGGAGAGGCTTATAAAAAAGTTGAGGATTTAAAATTTAAAATTAAGAGAGCACCTGAACTAGCTGATTTGTCACCGGTTTATGAATTAGCATTAGTTATTTTAGAACAAAAAATGCGTGCTACTTCTATTAAAAAGTAACACGCAAATAGTATTAATCCTTAGATAAATCTTCTGGGAAAATACCTTGGCTAGCTAAACGACGCGTTTGCGCTTCTTGCGACATATCTTTATTAACTCTATCGATATCACTGATAACTCTTCTTTTTAATCTTTCGTCATCAGTATATAGAGAAAATAATTCAGATAGTGCAGAAGCAAGATTATCGTTGTCAACGCCGTTATCTTTTAAAACTTGATTTATCTCATCAAATTTTAATTGGTACTTATCTTGGCTCATAGTTTTTTCACCACCCACTATCGCAGTAGCGATAAATAAATTATACCAGAAAGGAGTGGTTAAGATGACACAACTTACAGTAACAATTCCAGAAGAATACGTGTTAATTACTCAAGAGGAATACAACGAGTTACAAAACAAAGAAAAACCAATTTGGTGGTCAATGCAAGACTTAATAGATGAAACGGGTTTCGAGTACAAATGGTTGCGAGACAATATTTTGATGAATCCGAAGTACATTAAGCAACTTAAGCACTTTGTATATTATCCAGATGGTGGCAAGTGGGCTTTCAATAGAGAGCCAATGCAGAAATTTTTGAAGGAAAACTTTTCAGAAATATTTAATTAAGGAGGGATAACATGAATGCTACTTTATCAGTTTTAACAGGAATCTTAATGATGATGCTTTCACTAGTATTTACAAATGATTTCACTCATTTAACAGTAATATACTTTGCGACATTTTTTGTAGCCTATCTTTGGTTCTGGCCAGAGTTTTTCAAGGCAATAAAAAAGACCGCTAAGCGCAGCAACGCTTAACAGTCGACAGTTTACAAATAATTTATACAAACAGTATACCCCAAAACATAGGAGGTAATCAACATCGCAAATGAATTTACAGATACCACAGTGATATATCGCATAAAAGATGACCATTATGGACGTTATATAACGAACAAACCTACAGCACCAGAGTTTGCTAATTACAACCCGATGCGTAGTAACGCAAGAAAATTCACAGGTTTAGAAGATATCGAAGTTAAGTGGGACGAACACTTAATTGAAATAGAAGAAGTTATTACGATTACAAAACGTAAAACAATTAGGTTTAAAGATTTAAAGGAGGTCCAGCATGACTGAACAAACATTATTTCAACAGTTAAACGCAATAAATGTAAGTGATCATGTAGAGAAAAAGAACAACTTTAATTACTTAGCGTGGACTCATGCACACGAACAATTGAAGAAAATAGACCCTGATTACAAAATTAAGATACATGAATTTCCTCACCCAGATATTTCAAACGAACAAATATTTGTACCTTATTTAGCAACACCAGAAGGCTATTTTGTCCAAGTATCTATAACAGTTAAAGGTGTAACTGAGACAGAGTGGCTACCTGTATTAGACTTCAAAAATAAGGCACTAGCAAAAGGGCAAGCAACTACATTTGATATTAATAAAGCGCAAAAAAGATGTTTTGTGAAAGCAGCAGCATTACATGGATTAGGGCTTTATATATACAACGGAGAAGAACTACCGAATGCTAGCAATGAAGATGCGCAAGAATTAGAAAAAAGAATTATCGAATTTGTGCGCATATCACAAGAAAAAGGTAGAGATGCCACATTAGAAAAAACGATGCGTTGGTTAGGTATTGAAAATATTAATAAGTTAAGCGGAAAAGACTTAGCTACAGCTAACGTAAAACTAGATACTGGATTAAAACAATTAGATAAGGAGTAAAAATAATGAATTTAACTATATTGACAGGACGTATTACGAAAGACTTAGAAATCAAACAAGCAGGTCAAACACAAGTATTAAACTTTTCTTTAGCAGTAGACAATCCATTTAAAAAAGATGATGTTTCTTTCTTTGATATCGTGGCTTTCGGTAAAACAGCAGAACTATTAAATAACTATTGCAACAAAGGTAGCAAAATTGCTGTAGAAGGCAATTTAAAACAAGATCGCTTCACTGATAAAGAAGGTAAAAATCGTTCAGTAGTAAGAGTAATTGCTAATCGAATAGAGTTTTTAGATACAAAAGGGCAATCAAATAACCAAGATAAGCCACAAGGTCAATCAAAACAAAGTTCAAATCCATTTAATAATGCTAATGGACCAATCGATATTAAAGATGATGATTTACCTTTCTAGGAGCTGATTTAAATGGCTTTAATTAAAACTTACCTCCAACAAGATGACGGTAAAATAACTGCCGTCATTGAGGATGTTCAATTAGACAATAAAGACTTTTTACTACTCGATAACGGTTTAGAAGTTGAGTGCGATGTGGTTATTGCTGATCCATACAAAATAACTGGAAAGCAGCGAAGAAAAATATTCGCAATGATACGTGATATATACAATCACTATGGACAACCAATGGACTACTTACGTTATATGTTTCAAAAGCAATTAGAGTTCTTGAACAGTTACGAACAGATATCGTTAAGCGACTGTGGAAGGCGACAAGCTAGTGAATTAATCGAACTAATATTAGATTTTATATTCACTCATAACGTGCCTATGAATAAGGCTACTAGCGACCTTTTAAGCAACGATAAGTATTTTATATACAAATCTACGATTAGCCGTTTATGTGTTATCTGTGGCGCTCCAAATAGCGATTTAGCACATAGATATGCAGTAGGTAAAGGTCGTAATAGAAACAAGATAAATCACACTGATAATCAAGTGTTAGCACTATGTAGAAAGCACCATACAGAACAACATCAAATAGGCATGGACACTTTTAATAATAAATACCACTTGAAAGATAGTTGGGTAGATGTAGATGAAAAATTAAACAAGATGTTACGAGGTGAAAAAGTATGATGTTAGCTAAACCAATAAAGCCTATAGATAGAAAATTTATAGGATACAGAATCGCATCACTAAGAGCGCAATCAGATAAAACACAAGATCAATTCGGATTATCATATTCGGCTGGAAAAAGTGTTGTTAGCAAATGGGAAAATGGCGAAAACATACCTGGTATGGAGCGTTTGAAATTAATGGCTAAAGATTTTAATACAACTGTTGATTGGTTGTTATATGGAGAAGGTGAGTGACATGGGCGAAGTCCAATGGATCAAACTCAAAGTAGGAATGTTCGATGACAGCAAAATTAAGTACATTGAAGCATTACCCGAAAGAGATACTATTATCACAGTTTGGGTCAAGTTATTAACGCTTGCTGGTAAGTATAACGAACAAGGCTACATTATGTTATCGGAAAACTTACCCTACAACGAAGAAATGTTAGCAAATGAATTTAACAGACCACTTAACTCAATAAGGCTAGCATTACAAACATTTGAAAAATTAGGAATGGTTGAAGGATATAACGGAATATTAAAAATAGCTAATTGGGAAAAACATCAAAACGTAGAAGGGTTAGATAAAATCAGACAGCAAACTCGAGAGAGAGTGCGTAAACATAGAGAACAAAAGCAATTAGAAGAATGTAACGTTACAGTAACGCAAAGTAACGCGACAGAAGAAGAACTAGAACTAGAAAAAGAATTAGAACTAGAAAAGAGTAATACATTGTCGAGTGACTCGACTGTGTATCCGTATGAATCAATAGTTGAATATCTTAATAAACAAGCTAGTAAAAAATATAGATATCAAACAGACAAAACAAAATCACTAATTAAAACTAGATTCAAACAAGGATTTAGTGAAGATGATTTCAAAATAGTTATAGATAACAAAGTAGCTGAATGGAAAGGAACAGATATGGAGAAGTTCCTAAGACCAGAAACACTATTTGGTAATAAGTTTGAAGGTTATTTAAATCAACAAGTAAGCAATAAGGAAAGTACTGATAATCCTTATGCAAATCTATTTTAGGGAGTGAATACATGAATCCCTTTGAAAACTTAGCTAAAAAAGCAGGATTTAAAAACAAACTAGTTAAACAAGAATACGGATTGAAATGTGATAAGTGTGGTCGCACCTATGATTACTTTGAATTTGATACAGGTTACGTAGTTAAAGATGGTTGTGATTGCGAAATGATAGAACTAGCTAAGCAGAAGAAAGAAGCGAATGAAAAACGCATCAAGTCTAGTAAAGCTAATAGCATATTCAAGAAATCAATCATTAATGATGATCTGGCAAATTGCACATTTGAGAATTACAACGCTACTAACGATGAATTAGCTAAGGCTAAAGCGTTATGCGAAAGATACGCTAATAATTTTAACTTAGATAATAAGCAATCACTATTGTTACAAGGTTCATTTGGTACAGGTAAATCACACTTATCAATGTCTATTGTAAAAAAAGTGAGAGAGCAAGAGCATTCAGCATTGTATATGAATGTACCCCAATTGATATCAACTATTAAAGGTACTTACAACAAAGATACAAATCTTACTGAACAAGAGTTAAACAGAATAATAAATGAAGTTGATCTAATGGTATTCGATGATTTTGGAATAAACATGAATGAATTTGCTACAGGTAAAATGTTTGAACTTATCGAATCAAGAGTTGGAAAACACAATATTTATACCACTAATTTGAATGCGCAAGAGTTAAGTAAAAACAAAGACGCACAAAGAATATTTAGTCGCATGATGTCCAACACTACTCTACTGAAAATGAACGGTGATGATTTCCGAATGAGAGGTATAAACTTTTGATAACTATTGAATATGTAAAAGATATGCTAGGCACTCCAAATATAAGTAATTCATACGCTAAGAAGTTTATAGAGTATGCAAACGGAGACGTTGAAAAGCTAAATGATATTTTGTACCTAAAGAAAGCAGAACGCCATACACGACCGGATATAAGCGAGGTGAAGTAAGTGGGATTAAGCACTGAATACCAATTAAAACAAAGTAATAGTAACAAAACTATAGAGGTTATCCCATTGAGTGGAAATAACAATAGAGTATTTGGATTATATAAACATTTCGGCTTAGATGAATACGTTATTACCAACCAAAGATTAGAAGAAATAACGAGAGAATTTAAATTAATTAGAGCAGATCAAACCAACATATTTGGTTACTTATAGAGGTGATAAATAACTTGAGCAAATACAACGCTAAGAAAGCTGAATACAAAGGAATAACATTTGATAGCACGGTTGAGTGTGAGTATTACAAATATTTAGAGACTCGAATATATATAGATAGTTTTGATTATATCGAAATACAACCAAGTTATGAGTTGATTCCCAAATTTGGAAAACAACGAAAGACGGAATATATAGCAGACTTTGCGTTATGGAATGAAAATAAACTTATCAAAGTTATAGATGTTAAAGGCATGGCTACTGAAACAGCAAAATTAAAAGCTAAGTTATTTAGATATTTGTATCCAAAGGTTGAACTCACTTGGATATGTAAAGCACCTAAGTACACAGGTAAAGAATGGATTACTTATGAAGAATTGCAGAAAGTAAGACGAGAACGTAAGAAAGCTAGAAGGTGATTCTTATCAATGAAGAAACGGTAACAATAAGATACACAGTTAAATTTGAGAAACGAGTGAAAGCTGTTAGAAAAGACAATGAAGAACACCACGTTTTTATAGACAGAATAGGTAAGGATTTAACAGATGATGAAGCTACAGAAGGCGATGTGCTGCATGTAGATAATATAGAGGAGATGTATTACTGATGGCTAAAAGAATAAAGACGAAGAAAATGAAAGACGGAGAACTATGCTATACATTGATAATCGAAAATATAGAGTATTTAGTACCAGTTGATGATTATAAGGAAGCATTAAATTTAGGGATTTCTTACGATATGATAAGAAAAAAATTAAAAAGTGGAGTATCTACACTCAAAAATCATATAAATAAAGTTGAATATGAGGAAGGTTTAGCAAGAATAAAACGTGAGGATAGAGAGCGTTCTGAACGTAAAGCAATGCGCGAGGAAGAAAAGCAGCGTAAAGAGCATGAGAGATTAGTAATGATTGAAAAAGCTAAGTGTAGAGGTAAGTGGTTCGAACACTTATCAGAGAATAACATTTTTCCGAAGGTGGTTAAGTAAATGGAAATTAAAGACCTAGACTTGGAGAGATATGTAATTGTGTATGACATCGGCAAGAGTGAGTACAGTAACGGCATGACAATAGTTGGAAAAGTAATTGAATTAGAGTTTGATGACTATGATAAAAATAAAGCTGTGATTGAATCAATGCAGAATGAGTATGAAATCACAGATGATAATGAGTTTGAGTTTTGGACTAAGAGTATTGAGGATAAGACGGAGAGTTTGAGTGAATCATTTAATTCTAGACTGAGAAAGAACATAGAGGCACAAAATGAATATCTAAATAGTCTTGTTAAGCCTAATCAATCCAACGACTTACAACAACGTAAGCGTGGTGAATTAAATATAAATATTGGTATGGAAACAGAATCTAATAACACGGTAAACCATCCACCACATTATAACTACGGTGAGATAGAAGTAATAGATTTCATAGAGCAGGTAACTCAACATTACAATGCTAATGTAGCTTATCACATTGGTAATGCAATTAAGTATCTTGCACGCAGTCCGCATAAGAATGGTAAAGAAGATGTAGCTAAGGCTAAATGGTATATCGAACGTGCGTATGAGAATTGGGATGTGAAGTAAATGACACCTAATGACATACTACTAAAAAATTCAGACTTAATTGTTAAATCATTATTCCAAAGAGCTGATAGAACGTATAAACAATTCTTAAAGTATAGCAACACAAGTTATAACGCAGAAGTTGGTACAAGTAGATATTGGAAAGCAGTAGCTGGTACTGAACAGACGCAGAGAGAAATAAAAGGATTAATTGAACAACTTAAAGCAATGGACGAATATACACAGTGGAGCCATAAGTTGCATCAAGATAGATATAAGTTTGTTGAGAAGTACGACATTGTGATGGAGAAATATAAATTATCATGATCCTATCAAACACAATCGACATACGTTACAAATATAACACTTGTGGGATGAACACAGTGGAAATGGCACAGTTATTAAAGTATTACAGATTTCGAGGATTCTTAAAGTCCGTAAATGAGCGCAGATTTATTGTAGCAGTGTTGCCTAAGGATAAAGCATATAACATGAAAGTTTTAGATAAGATGAAAAGGTTGGTGGAGTAGATGATACCGAAGTTTAGAGCGTGGGATGAAAAGCACAATGAAATGATAAGAGTTATAAGTGTAAACTTTGATGAAAAATTCATAAGAGGATTAACAGAAGTTGAGAATAATTTGGATATAGAAAGTAGCTATAATTTTGAGGATATTGAACTTCTACAGGCCACAGGGCTTAAAGATATGAATGGCGTGGAGATATTTGAGGGGGATGTGTTGGAAATCCCTGTCGCTATAGATACCGAAAAATTAAATGGTGAAGTTGTTTTTGAGGATGGAGTATTTGGCATTAAAGATGTTTTATATGGTTGGGGATTTGAAATTGGTTTGGTTCCATTAATAGAAATTATTTTAGCTAAAAAAGTAATAATTGTAGGAAACAAATTCGAACACCCACATTTACTAAAGGAGTGATGGCGAGTGAAACTTGAAGAATTTCAAAGACTTGGTCAAACAGTCAAAACATTTACTAGTAAGTTACATGAGAATCCTGGAAAGTTTGTAGCAATAGTTACGCAAATGTATTGGGATATGAAATCAGAACGCGACACATTGATAGACGATTTGAAAGTGTTGAGAGCGAAAAATGAGAAGTTGAAGAATAGAGCAGAAAATGCTATGGAACTTGCGGAACGTTCTAATTGTGGAGTATTGAAGTTGGAACGTGAGAATGAGAAGTTGCACAAATTAAAAGATGTTGCAGAAAAAGCTTTGAAAGGCGCAAACTATATTATTAAAAACCAAAAAGCAACAATTAAGAGGTTGGAACAAGAAAACGCACAACTCAAACAGAAAAATGAGAGGTTGCAAAAGGCGCACTCTGACGGGTGGAAAGAAAAAGATAAAGTAATTAAAAAACTTAATTATCTATACACCACTCTAACCGACCACATACGTTTGAAAGCAAGTGCCAATCCTGGTGAACATAGATATATAGCATTGGTAAATTTCATTGATAGATTGGAAAAGGGAGAGAAGTAGATGGTGTATAAATACGAACAAAAAATAAACGAGGCTTTTTTTAGAGCAAATAGAGCTGGTGGAAACGTCAACAATGAGTTATTAGCAGAACTACAAGAAGTCTATCGCAAAGCAAAGGCGTGGGATAAATATATAGCAGAAGTTAGAGAACGTGTAAGGTTTACCGAAAATACAGAGGTTGATATCGAACACGAAACACAAAAAGTAATTGATTACTATACGGAGGACGAGTAGATGGAATGGAATATTGAAAATGAGATAAAAGAACAATTAATGAAAGCATATCATCAACATGGTTTTAATAGATTTTTAGATGAATACGATGAAGACTTACTTATTGAAATTGAAACATTAGAAAATTTAGTAGATAAAATTTGTATAAATGAAAGAATAGATAAAAAGCAATTTTTATTTTGGGGACAAACAAAATGACTAACACACTGGATCAATTAATCAAACAAGTAGAACGATGGAGTATAGATAAAAACTTACACAAAGGAAATCCAGATAGACAAGCGTTGAAATTCTATGAAGAAGCTGGCGAAGTTGGTGCAGCGTTATCACGTAACAAGTTGGATGATCTAAAAGATGGTATAGGCGATACAGTCGTTACATTAATTATATTGGCACAACAACATGGAATGACGTTAGAGGAGTGTTTACAGTACGCGTATGACGAAATCAAAGGAAGAAAAGGAAAGACAATCAATGGAACGTTTATCAAAGAATCAGATTTGTAAAGATAAAGACATACTACAAAAAGTTAAAGAAGTATTGAGGAAATGAAAAAAGCCCCTAATCAGGGGCTAGGTATTACAAATTATCTTTTAAAAGTACTTTGATACCACAGTATAAATTATATATAACGTAATAAACTGCACCGATAAAAGCAATAACGGCTATAACAATTAAAGTTATACCTAGCGCATTGTTAGAATTAGATTCACTTAAGCCAATTAAAACTGCACCTACAAGCATTAGGATGTATGGCAAAATGTGATAAGCTAAAGACTTTTTAGCGTGAGTAGAAACAGGTTTGTTTGCTAATATCCACACGATAATAGGGAATAAAATTGGCGCAAAAAATACACTGAAATATGATAATGCGGCTAATAACTTTTCTGATTGAGTTGATTGATTATTCATATTAAACGTCTCCTTGTTGTTTATTAATAAGAACATTATCAAACAAATATAACTAAGTAAATATAATTTAAATAACATAACAAAATTGTTAGAAGGATAGTGATTGAATGCAATATCTAATACGCACATTAACAGACTCAACCGGATATACTTTCACTGAAACGATTAAAGCACGTGAGAATGAAACATTTACTGTAGTTGATGCAGAGAGTAAGGAAGAGGCTGAACGTAAGTCAAAAGATTTAATCCAATGCCCTAAGTGTGAAAGTTGGAATACAGAGCATGAATATATGTACGCAGAAAATACGCCCGTATATCTTTATTTTATGTGTAACGACTGCAATTCTAAGTATGTGGATCATGTTAAGAAAGGACAGTGAATAAATGAAACCAATATTTAAAACATTACTTATATTAACTGTGTATGAGTTAACAAAGTATATTACTGAACAGATACTAATTAGCAAATTATCAATTGATGATATAAATAAAGCACCGATGGATTATGAGGTGAGTAAATAATGTTCTGGATAATCTTATCAATACTACTGGGACTTGCAGTATTGCATTTACTTATATCAAACAGTATTAAGAATGATCAAATAGCAGCGTTGAATTACACAATAGTTTATATGTCTAGTGATGAAAATATTGAGAAAGCTATGAAAGAGTGGAAGAGATTTAAAGGGTAATGTTAGGGCGATAACTCGCCCTGTGTAATTCTAATAAACTTTATCTTCTAATTTAAATAATTCAGAAATAGGTTTCTTAGATTCTTTTAAATCTATCTCTAATTCTTTAATACCTCTTGTTGTACGTAACTTGAAATTTTTTGAATTTGCATAAGTACGACGTTCGTCATAGCTTGCAGGGAAGAAAAGATTAAACTCTTTACCTTCGTAAGCCATAAAAGTTAAAGGTAATTCAGTGCTTAATGCTAACTCATTACCTTTAGTATTATTAGGTATAATATTCTTGGCGCTTTGAGTAGTATATTTATCAATGCTTGCATCTAATAAAGTAATTGGCTGACTGGAATTATTTTCTAACATTATTCGAACGTAAAAACCATCGCCACCTGTATTATAAGATGCGATAGTAGTAACATTAATATCGAATTTTTTGTCTTTCCAATTCATGTATAGAGTTGCAGCAGATATGGCAACTGCTACTAATGAAATAATTATAGACATATTCGTTTCTCACCACCACTCTAATTAAATTATATTAAGTATACAACAATCTAAAATCAATAGATAGCACCATTACTACATTAACTGGAGGTAACACATGTACACACCGAGCGAAGTTAAACAATTAATAACAGATTACCATTGGATGCGTAGACTTATAGACCATCAAGTATATGAATACGATAGTACCTCTACTGCACAGTATGGTATAGAATCAGCTATGCCTAAAGGACAAGGTAGTACAGGAGATAAGGTATTAGTAAGGGTAATAAAAAAGGATAAAGATAGACGTAAGACACAAGAGCTTATAGAGAAGGTAGCATTCATAGATGACTATGAGCATGTGATTACTAACGATAAGAACTATCATATACTACAACTACTTAAACAGGGTGAGAGTATTACAGGCATAGAAGTATTAATGCGTATCAGTCGTAAGAACGTTTATACGCGTATAGGTGAGATAGTCAACGCCTATATGGAAATTCAATAGACGGGTACAGATTACACACTTTACACACTTTACACAGTATTATTATTACGGGTATTTATTTTATATAATGTACCTATGGGGTAACAATTACTATATTATATCTTGGCACATCATTAAGTTGATGTGTCTTTTTGTATCTCAAACATTATCATTCACAACATAAGCTCAAACAATATAACTTATTAACTTATATGAATGTGAATCATAATGATTAACTAATCAATCAACATAATAACTTAAAAGGTTTAATCAGTTTAAGAGATTGATGTGAACAAACAATTATATATTAAGTTGATTATTAAGATTAAAGACAAAATGAATTGCGTTATTTTTTCGTCGAAATAATTTATGTTTGTTTTGTCTTTTCTTTTTTATTATTGAAACTAAATTAATTATTTTAATTATAAATATAAATGAAAGAAGATGATTCAATTGTCTTTCATAGAACCAAAGATTCGTTTAGGTAATAAGACGATGACACAAGACGAATACTATGCACAAAGGGAACGCAAAAGGCAACAGAATGCTGCAAGGTATAACAGTAACGTTAGGTTCACTGTGGATAAGCAGTATAGCGACTTCTATAAGTCTAGTGCATGGCGTAAAGTACGTAAGCAAGTGTTATTACGTGATAAGTACATGTGTCAGTCGTGTTTGCGTAAAGGTATCGTTAAATCTATTGATGGAAATGAAAGATTCTTTGTCCATCATATAGTCGAGCTTAAAGATGACTGGGAGTTACGTTTAAATACGGGTAATCTCGAGACAGTGTGTGCTACGTGCCACATAGAGAGCCATAGAGCCACAAGATAAAGGGGAGGGTCGAGTTGACGCCCTTTGTTTTAAAATATCGTATAATCGTTCGATCAGGTAAACGTAACCAAACTCCCAAAACCACTTAGTCAAATATAGTCGAATTGGAGGTGTTTTAAGTGGCTAGACCAAAAAAATTAAACGCAACAAAGCAAGGTCATCGCACGAAAGAAGAATTAGCAGAAGCAGAGCTACAAGAAAATGGATTAGAACAATTTGAAAAATTAAATATTGATTCTACGCCAAAAGAATTAAAAGGTATTGCTCAAAAAGAGTGGATTAGAGTAGTTCCTTTACTTGAACAATTGCCAATTGCTGAATTGGATTACGACAGAGTTAAACGTTATTGCCAATTAGTAGGAATAACAGATGAAGCATATGAGCATGTGTCTAAATACGGTACGGTAAATGAAGAAGGTACTAAAAAAACACCTCAATTTCTAGTGTATTTAGATGGTTTAAGGGAGTTAAAGACAATCTGTGGTCAACTAGGTATGACAATAGATTCACGTATGCGCATTGTACTACCACAAGAGAATGAAAAGAAACAATCTGTATACGATATGTTTGGTGTTGATGACGATGACTAGCGTTAAAATACCTAAATCGTATGAAGAATTGTTAGATATACCCGATAAATACAAAGATGACGCTTATAAATATTGTGTCATGGTATTGTCGGGTACTTTTATTACCTGCAAAGATACTAGGTTAGCTTGTGTAAGACATTTGAAAGATATCAAACGAAGTGTTGAAGATGAAACATTTGATTTTGAATATAAACCTAGTCGAGCTAAGAAAGTTATTAAGTTTATAGAATCATTACCAGATACAAAAGGTAAGTTTCATAAACTAGCACTATTCCAAAAATTCATTGTAGCTAGTGTGCGTGGTTGGTTTAGTAAAGCTGGTTATTTGAGATTTAAAAAGGCGTTTATATCATTAGCAAGAAAAGGGGGCAAGTCACTATTAGTTAGTGGTCTTGTCCTTTACTCTTTCTTATTCGATAACGAACCAAGAGAAGGAAGGCAGTTATTCACTGCTGCAAATGATAAGAAGCAGGCTTCAATTGTATTCAACATGGTTGCTAAACAATTGATGTACTTTGTATCCCAAGTACCAGAACTAAAACAAGACGTTAAAAAGGTTCGTGAGTTACTTCAAAACTTAAAAGATGGTTCATACGTTATGCCTTTATCAAGAGATACGGGTGCCGTTGACGGATTTGAGCCATTCTTAGCAGTAATTGATGAATATCATGCAGCCAAAACTAATGAAATGATTGAACTTATTCAATCTGGTCAAGGTAACCTACTACAATCAATGATTTTTATTATTTCTACTGCAGGTTTTAACCTCAATGCACCTATGTATACAGATGAATGGCCTTATGCAAAAGAAGTATTAGAAGAAAGTTATTCAGATGACGAATATTTCGCAATTATCTTTGAACAAGACAATGAAGAAGAATGGCAAGATCGTTCTATGTGGGCAAAATCTAATCCACTTATTAATGAATCAGATGAATTAAAAGAACAAATCGAAACGTTTTTACAAAAGCGTGTAGATGAAGCGGTACAAAAAGGCACGATGTTTAAAGTTTTAGTTAAAAACTTCAATTATTGGATGCAAGCAAGTGAAGAATCCTATTTAAACTTTGAAGATTGGAAGAAAAATGAAGCTGATTTCGATATTAAAGGTACAAAAGTTTATATCGGATTAGATTTATCGCGTGCAGATGATTTAACTGCTATATCGTTTATTCATTTAGATGAAGCAACCAAGCAATATTATGTTACTTCACATTCATTTGTAGGTACTAAAGGTGGATTACAAGGAAAGATTGATAGAGATTTAATTGATTATCGTCAAATAGAGGAACAAGGCTATTGTACGATATCAAATTTACAAAGTGGTCTCATTAATCCATTGCAAGT